TACTATCGAATTTACTTAGAGGAAACAGAAAGAAAGAAGAAAAAAAACATTTTCAAATAATCTTTATTCTGTTATTTTGTGCGCCCATGGAAATTATTATACCAGGGGCGCCAATCGCACAAAAACGAGCACGGTTTTCTCATAAATCTACAAAAGTATTTAATCCTCAAAAAAATGAAAAATCCGCATTTAGATGGGTTATAAAATCTAAATGGAAGTATGGTGTTATAGAAACACCTGTTGCCATAGAAATGAAATTTTTTTTCCCTATACCCCCATCATGGAGTAAAAAAAAACAAAAACAAATGATCCTTCAACCGCATATAAACACACCGGATATTGACAATCTACAGGTGATAATGTTAAACTCTATGACAGGAATAATATATAAAGACGATCGACAAGTATATAAAATAACAGCATCTAAATATTATGATAAAAAACCACGAAGTGAAATAACAATATGCCAAGAATCATACCGGGAGATAGATTTGGAAAATGGACAGCGCTAAAAAAAATTCGAATGAAAGCCCTCTCAGGAAGAGTAAGGAGTAAATGGAAAGTACGGTGTGATTGTGGAAATTTAAGAGCTGTAGAAAGCTACGATCTTAAAGCAAAAAAATCTACCAAATGTAAATCTTGCGCTGCATTTTGTTGAAGCAGCAAATAAGAAGACCATCACAAAATCATAAGAACGCAAACACATTTGTTGTTAAGAAAAAAACCCGGGCAAAACTTTAATCTAGAAAAAATTGCAGAATTGTCCGGGTTATTTTTTCAAACACCCTCGGGAGAGAATATACTTAAATCAATAGATCCTTCAGGGGCATCCATCCATTCCTCTATACGCTCTTCAACAGCCTCTTCAATAATATTATCCGATGGATAATTATTGATAGCTATTTCCCCTGCTCTCCACCACATTAACGGTGAGCAAGAACATAGGAAAAAAATTATTGAGAATAGTAAAACTTTCATAACACCCTCTTTGTTTAACAAACTAATTCGCCGCAGAAATATGTTCCGCCATCAGAATTGTCTAATACATCCGCAGTATCAGCACCAACACCTTCAACCGTAACTACAACATGAGCAGTGTGAGCAGCATTCATGTCTACTAAAATACTTCCGCACAATGCTAAATAACCCCCTGCCTGCGTGGGTGGATTTCCGAAGAAAAACATATAAGTATGATTAGAAGTTACTAACGTGAGTTTCATGTTATTCGCAGATCCCATTTCTTGTAATGCAACACCAGCCGAAAATCTATATTTTCCTGTTATTGGGGCAGTAAATGTACTCGTTCCATCAAAGTCAGCATTCTGATCGAAAACCTCATCGTCAAAAACAATCGTATAATTAGTGCCGTTTCCTGTGACATTGTTTTTGTTACCATTCGGTCTAGCTAAAAATGCCGGCTGAGAAGTCATAGTGACTTCGCCAGCAGCGGACATTTGGATGTGGCTAGCAGCATTACCAATATTAGCAGTCCTGACAGCATCAGCAGTGAAAATTTCATTTTTTATACCTGTTGTCATAATAATTCTCCTTAGAACCTACATTCACTTGTTTCAACTCTGGCATGCCAGCGAATTGTTTTTCCAACTTCACCTGTGACGGTGATACGAATAGCGTCATTTGTATCATTAGCGTCCAGGACAGCCGTCCAAGCAGCCGCTCCAGCGTCATTGTCTTCATTAACAATGTTAGCTCCGATTAAAGAGCAGTTTCCTGCACCGTCGCGTCTGATTCCGCCAGTAATCTCCCACCAGTGGCCATCAGTATTGCTACTATCATACGCTATTACCATGACTTTAAACATTATTGCTGAGTTTGCTTCGACAACAATTCTCCATAAGCCATTAATAAACATTTCTCCCGGAGTAGCATCTGTTGTTGCAAGATATAAACCGAAAGCTCCATAGCCGTATTTATTCGTAGAAGCAAAATCAGTACAACGCCATTCTTCACCGTAACGCTCACATCCAGATTGATAACCTTTTGCTATAGCATAAGATTTTCCTAGAGTATCAGCCTCAGAACCAATCGCGACCCCATAATCGTCGCATTGAGCAAAATGACCTATAGCAACCGAATCTGTCGATCCTTCTGTCTGGAATCCTATTGCAGTACCATTTTCTTGCGCTCTAGCGTTGTATCCAAATGCTGTGTTATGACGAAGCGTTAAATTTACGTCAGAACCAGACCTGGTTTCATACCAATTTGTTCCATCAAAAATAAAATGTTTAACAGTACCAGATGTGAACTGATCTACTATTGCGCCTCCCATTTCTTCAGAATTGATAGTCAAATAAGCCGATGCCGTATATGTTCCGATGTTCATTATATAAAATTCTGCACCAGCACTAACCGCTGTAGTTGCAAGTGTAATAACTCTATTAGAACCGTTAGGATCTAAAAATTGAACTGGTGCATCAGTCCCACCAGTTAATGTTTTCGCTCCGGCTAATATTTCCGTATTTGTTGTTAATCCTCCACCGGCAGCCGTAAGAGCGCTACCATCTGCTCTAGTATAGGACATACAACGCCAATCACCGGAAGCATATTCATAGAAGATAGCTATATCGCCAGCAGCAGTCGTTATATTTGCAGCAGTTGGCAAAAATAGATCCGCAGAATGTGTTAGCTGAAGTATACCATCAAATTGCAACGATACAAATGTACCAACACCTTTTGAGGCAATCGTATTGATTGTTGTAACGCCTGTGATATCGAAAAAGTTTCCATCTCCAAGTGTCATATTGTTGGCACTAGCGACATCTACACCTTGTGCTGTATGAAGTGTACCGCTTAGTTTAAAATCACCATCACTAGGACTGTTTGTTTGTACAAAAGTACCAGCTATTTGATTCCCATCAACAGCGATTATATCATCAAATTGAGATATTAATGTTGCTGCCGTTCCGACAAAGAAGCCATATGATGTACCCCCAGTATCGGAAACGTGGATATGATTGTAATAAGAACGTGTTTCCGAAGCAGTATCAGCAGCATAGATACCATATCCAGTGTTTGCAGTTGCAGTGATATGGATAGCATTTCGAAAGAATTCATTATCTGTTCCTGTTCCACTGATATATCCTAAACCAACAACCAACGTTGCGTTAGGGTCTGTTACATCAATTTCGCATTCTTCCATTTCAAAAACACCAGTGCTACTTGTATCAATACCAACGGCAGAAACAAGGGCTGTTCCACTGTTCGAAACGGTAATACCCTTCACTAATTTAAGCTCTACTAGTCCACCTGTACCAACGGAGAAAGCTCCCTTTTGTGCTGTTCCACCACAAGCTCCGGTATGGGCATACGTTGCCTGTCCGAGGGTTTGCGTAAGTGTTCCAGCACCAGTTATTGCTCCGATAGCAGGTTGGCTAGCGGCAACGATAGCGGCAGCCGAAGTCATCTGTAAGTGACATTCTTTGAAGTTGCAACTCCCTGTTGTTCCTTGAACAGTATTAATTGCTGTTGTTGCAGCAGTACATCGAATTCCGAAGTTGCGATACATGATTCCAGTATACGCACCAAAATTTATAACGTTGGCGTCTGCTTGGGTTATAATAACAGAATTTGGTTTACCTTGTGCTCTTACTGTAACATTATTTGCTGTATGGGTTATTGTTTCTGTGTATGTTCCTGGATGTACTAGAATTGTAGAATTTGCAGGAGCAGCAGTTACCGCAGATTGAATCGTAAGTTTCGCACTACTATAGGTTAAACCATCAGCAGTATCATTCCCCCATTTTCCGACAAAATAGACAGCCGAACACGGACGAATAGTTGCATTCCCAGCAGTGACAACAAAATCATACTCATCAAAGCTTGCAATACCCTTGTTTGATGTCGTTGCATCTTCACATGCAATTGTTATTGATCCACTACCATTTGTAACATCAATACCCTCTCCCGCTGTCAGTGTGCTTTTAGCAAGAGTGTTACCGGTTGTGTTACCTATTAACAGCTGACCATCAGTATATGTGCTTTGTCCTGTACCACCGTTAGCAACTGTTAAATCAGCCGTGAGTGTTAGCCCGGCAAATGTTGGAGAACTCCCGGTTGCAATATCCTGTGGTGTTGATAATGTTATTGTACCAGCCCCATCGGTAACAGTGATTTGATTTGATGTTCCAGTAAGGCTCGCCAAAACTGGATCAGCACCTGTTGATCCTATTATCAACTGGCCATTAGACGCCTCAGCAAGCGATGTAACAGCATCTGTTCCAGAACCAACCATAACACCATGATCAGTTAAAGTACTGGCTCCTGTACCACCGTAAGATACAGCAAGAGCTGTACCTAATGTTATAGAATTTATACCTGTAAGATTATTAGAATCGTCGCATGTGATTCCTGATACCTGTACATTTCTAGATGTTCCATCAGCTCTGATTAACCTGTTATCTGTAAAAACACTAGATGATAATACCTGAAATGCCGCATTAGCATTATAGTTAGCATGGCTCATAATTACCTCTTGGTTATCACATGAGCAATCACAGTTCCGCTTCCTGCCCCTGTTACTTGTTTAATTTGCAGCTGAGCACCACTGGCAAGATAATTGTTTGAATCAGACTTGCTTGTTTTAGGATTGGCTTCATCAAAAGTTACTGTCGTTGATGAAGGAATTCTAAATGTACTCGTACCATCTGTAACATAAGCATCAACAGTTGACGTGTTTAGAAATTGTATTTTAATTGCCGATCCACTTAGTGTTGAGCCAAAATTTTGATACTCGCTAGTTAAACTAGCAGAATTGAACTCTTTTAATTCTACTGTTAAAAGTCCCATAATCACCTCCAGATTAGGCGGTCTTTAGACCGCCAATTATTGTATTTTTGCTTCCAAAGATTTTATGGACAAAATTAATTTGTCACATCTCATCTCCAAAACTTCTATTGTCTTGTAATATTTCTCATAATTATGGTCGTCTTTTTCAATTTTAAATTCTATATCACCTAAGCGTTTATCAACTGACTCAAACTCTTCTTTGTTTTGTACTCTTAGATCATCGTATTTTTTGCACAATTCTTTAAAATGAGACTGAACATTTTCTAATAAGTTTTTATTTACTGAATCAACCTTGCTATTTAGATCACAAATTTTATGCTCTAACTTTGGGATCAAAAGATACAATTCTTGAATTTTCTCTTCTTGATTCTTATAGTGATCAAGATCAGCCTCTGAGACAGATTTTATTGCCTTTCTGTTTTCATCATCAACAGCTCTTAAATTATCTTTAACCTGATCATTCTTTTGGAACAAATCAGATATTTCTTCTTTCAAAACAGAAAAATAATCTGAAGAGTTTTTCTTTAAAAGTGCAAATGATTTGGCTTGCTCTTCGATGAATCTTTCATGATCCTTAAGAGCGCCAATATTCTCGGCATAATTCTTAGTATCACTCAATAATTTTTTAATACTCTCCCCCTGAGGAAGAACATGCTTAACTAAATTCTCCATTGCGGAAACTCTCGTTTCAAAACGAATTGGAAAATTGTTGGTTTCCTTGATTTGTTTATTCAAAGATTCCATTTCGCTAGCTAGTATTTCCATATTCATCAGAATTTGATGGATCTGCTCATGATTTATTTCTTTTTCAGATTCTACTTTTCTTTCTAATTCTTGAATTGGACGCGCTAAAAAGGATACCAATGTATCTACTTCGCCTATTTTCTTATCAGTCATAATTACCTCTGATTTAAGGGCAGCCGAAGCTGCCCGAAGTTTTAATTGTCCTAAGCTAGACGTGCTATTCTAATGAAAATATATGCATCTAGTGCTCCACCGCCATCGAAGACAACAGACAAAGATCCGCTTGCAGCAATTTGTGCCGCGGCATCATCAAGAGTTGTAATGCGATCTATATCAGTATCAGAAGCAGCAACAGTAACAACATCAGTAATATCAGTTCCACCACCAGCGTTGCCATCATTAAGCTTCCAGGTTCCGCCATCACCAGAAATATTCACGCTCCAAGCATCGATAACCATAAAGGCATAAGGAGCATTAGCGTTGTAAATAGTAAAGTTGGTAGCGTTGTTAGTTACTTTAGCCATAATAAGACCATCTACGATGGTAACACTATTACCGTCAGCCGCTGGAATTGTTTCAGCTTGAAGCTCTTCTATATCAACGTTTGTAATGACGTTGCCTGTTCCAGCACAGTCGATTGTTTTGTTTGTAAGAGTATCAGTAGTTGCTTTACCAACAAGAGTATCGGTAGCGTTTGGTAGTGTTAATGAATAATCTCCATCTTGAGAGGAGACAATAGTCATTGTCTTACCAGTCGTTGCTCCATCAAGTTCAAACTCCATTTTAGCTGTGATATCACCGCCATCAGTAATCTGAACGTTACCTGTTCCATTACCGTGTAACATTAATGGAATGTTCGCTTCCCCGCCAGATGTTATCATTGGAGAAACACCGGTGTCGCCTTGAGTAACAACAATGTGGTTAACAGGCGTGGTAGATTCTATGAATTGTAAATATTCATCTCCACCAGCGTCAGCAATATAACCAGTTGTTGCAATGATGGGAGTAGTCAGTGTTTTATTTGTAAGAGTGTCGGTAGTTGCTTTACCAACAAGAGTATCGGTAGCATCTGGGAAGGTGATAGTTCTGTCATCAGTATGAGAATGAGTCAATGTCATTGTCTTACCGGTTGTTGCTCCATCAAGTTCAAATTGTACAATAGCTGTTATATCACCACCATCAGCTATCTGAACATTACCCGTTCCTGTTCCTTTAAGCATTAAATGAGTATTAGTTTCACCTGCACCGGAAACGATAGGGGCAACGCCTGTATCACCGCTTGTAATTCCAATATAAGTTACGGGAGTTGTATCTTCTGTAAATACAATATATTCATCTCCGCCAGCGTCAACAATTTTTCCACCAGTTGCAATAATTGGAGCTGTTAAAGTTTTGTTTTCTAATGTTTGTGCTTGTTTAGTAAAACACCACTCTTGAGCAACACCACCTAAATCTGGAATTGTTAATGCAGCCGCTGATGTTGTTTGTGTTGTTACAGTTGTAGCGGGATCATAAGTTCCGCCTTCAACAGTAAATGGAGAAAGTAATGTGTCGGATGATCCAGATGATGGTGTTCCCCAATATGGATTAGATGCTGCACCGGCAGTAACAAGGCTTTGACCCGCTGTTCCCGCTGCCAATCTTACCCAATTTGTTCCATTAAAATATAAAACATCACCTTGCGCTTCGGATGTAATAGTTAAATCTGTAACAGTTGTGGCACCTGTGTTAGCTAGTGTTACATCACCAGAAATTGCGACTGATGTCATTGTTGTTCCATTACCAACAAGTACCTTGCCGTCACCTTTACCATCAAGTGCTGCTGCTACGTTGGCTGCACCAACAAGAACACTACCTGTTGTTAAAGCAGCTAGTTTGCTAAATGCAATTGCAGCATCTGATTTAACATCAGTATTGATAATTACACCGGATGCAATAGCTGCAACACCGGCATTTGAAAGTGTAATATCTCCTGAAACAGATTTGTTATCCCAAGAGTTGGTTCCGTCATAAATCGGGATTTGACCGGATGTTGGTGTTGTGATATTTGTATCAGTTAATGCCGCAAAAGTAGTTAATGCGCTGCCGGAAAGTGAAACTACACCTTCGGAAACTGAAAAATTTGAGCTACTAAATTGAGCAATACCAGCTCTGTCTGTTGTCGCTAATGGACGTCCTCGGTCTTTTGGATGTACGAATGCCATAATAATCCTCCATGATTATTCACAACCATTTTTGATTGTGTCTATTTATTTTTTGTCTCGTTTAATAAAAGCTTCTACCTGTTTATTTGCTTCTCTAGCGAATGTTGTCATTTGAAGATACATGTTATCAATAAACTCTCGCTTTTCTTCAGCTGTCATATCTTTATCTTTGAAAATCATGTTAACCATTGCCTGCATATTTGACATTGCTTTATATGCATCGTCTAGCGCAGGAGTATTATCTAGTTTATAGACAGCTTGTGCTTCTTTAATATCACCCTCTTTTGAAAGAAATTTAACCGAAGCTTTTATTTTTTTCGCTTTAAAATAATTGTCATAAAATTGTTCTATACTACTAGTACTCGCTTTAGGATATCTTGCAATGAAAGCATTAAATCCGAAGCGGTCTAAAGCAGATTGTTTGGGTTTTACAATATCACTACCTAACCCCGACTGTTTCAAAACCTCATCCATTACTTGAATAGTAATAGCTCCAAGTCCGGCGGTCCATTCCCTAATGAAATGATCTATAATTACAGGAGATGCCCACTTGCTTTCATAAGCTCTCTCTCCCTTCCAAAGTTTTGGCATGTACTCAAAACCCTTTGCTATTAATTTTGCAGTGTCGCTAGTAAAAGTTTTTGTCTGTAATGAAGAGATTAAACCCTCTTGTGCTCTAGGAATAATTTTCCCACCAGTGAAAAAGTTTTTGTTTGCCACTGTTTCGGCAAATGGCAACGCTAGTTGTGGAATCAAACCTGGAGTTGTTCCTTGAATAATATTATTGGCAAAACCCTCCCATGCCTTTGGGTTGTTTTCCTTTAAATATTCATATGATCTACGAGCCAGTCCATGAAATAATAATCCAACTTCAAATGGAACAGGAATCTTTATAATCTTACCGTTAATCTTAGTTATAAAGTTAAAATCCTTTTCTTGTTCTTGCAATTCGGCAATATCTGGATCTCCCTCATTTACAAACTGGAGTAATAATGATGGCAATGATATACCAACAAATGCTCTAAAAGCTGCTTCACCAGCAATCTTTGGGTTTTGCATAGCTGTTCTGATTAGTTTATCTGTGCCTTGAATTGTGGCATTCCAAAACGGAATTATTTGGTTCAATGCCCTAGTCTTCAAACCTATTTTAGCAAAGTCAATTGACAAGTCTCTAGACATGAATGCAGCAAACTCTTTCCCTTCTCTTGTTTTTGGTAATTGAGTTAAGGCTTTTCTAAATTCAGACAATCTATTCGCCTCTTCTGAAAGTTCTGACGCTGCTCTTAATCCTTTTTCGATGGGATGCTTTAATACTTGCTTACCGCGTTTAAGAACATTTTTAAATGCTTCACCAAAAGTTTTTGATTCTGAAATATCTTTGAAGAAAACATCTTCGCGAAGTTGGGATAATCTTTTTGCTGATCCAGGTCTATCAAGTGATTGCATTGTTGCCATTCCACCGCCCGACTTCAACCATTCAACATAAGTTTTGTCAGCTTTTATACTGCTAAATAATCCACGTATTGGATCGTAGATAGGATTCAAATTAGATTTGGTGAAAACAGCACTACCTAACCAATCACGAACAAAGTTTTTCTGCACGAATCTAGGGTTAAGGATAGCACCAGCTCTTAAAGTTCTAGCGGGAATTTTAAAAATACTAGTCAATATATTAGAATCGTGACTAGATAAACCCTCTTTCCAAACTTTATTAATTTCTGGGGAGACTTTAAAGAATTTTCTTTTACCATCAAACCAAACTGAAATAATATTCTCCATTGGAGAATGAGCGCTAGGTTTAAAAACAGATAATTCTTGAGGCAATGTCTTCTCATAGAAAGCAAGATTTTTTTCCATTTCACTAAGAGATATCTTTCCTTTTTTCATATCCCGTTTAATAGATTGTAATGCCTCTTGTTTAGATAGCTTTTCAATTTTTAAAGGGGGAGGAATCTTCTCAACAAACTTTCCTCCATCTTTAGAAATATAGGTAAGCTTTACAAGTTGCTGACCAACAGTGTTGCGGTCTGCCATTTCGAGCATTGTATATGTATTCTTAATAATACTTTCTAATGGGTCGACAATATCTCTTGTACTTCCTTTAAATCTCTTTGTCGGAACCTTGGCCTCTAAACCTTTTCTACCAGAACCAGATGAAGCTATTTCATCAGCTTCAAAAACACGATAAAAAGGAATATAATCATCGTTGGCCTGTTTTATTTTCTTGAATGATTCTTCACTAAGCAAGCCCGAATCTTTGACATATTTAAGAAGTGTATCTTGATATTGCTGGATCTCTCTAGCAACTGGTTCGTATTTTTTTCCCAGTTTCTTAACAACTGCTTTGGCATCTTCACTGCGTATTCCTGTCTTGAAACCCTGCTTATTTTTAACCAACCCACGTTTAGCAACTAAATACGTACGGAGATTATTTAAATCCTCACGTGTTTCCATGGGTTTTAAAATTTTTCTCAGCGGCTTTCCAATTTTATTTAAATTAGTATCGAATGTTTCGTGTTCAAGAAACACATCACCTTTCCGAACATGCCCCTTAAAGTTTCTCGCTGCAACATATACATTTAACGGAGACCGCCAATTTTCTACGTCTACGGGCTTTATACCAACAACATCAGCAACCACCCTCTTAAGAGCAAACAAATCGTCTAGAAGCTCTGTTTTTAGCTTGTCTGGCGAAAACTTTTGCGTTAACCATTCTCCGGTTCTTTGAACTATACCTTTATCACCCTGTACATCAATCATTGAAAAAACTCGTCCTTCTGGAGAGGCATTAAGAAATTTATCGTAAGCATCTCTTGCATTAAGCAACGATTGTTTAAGCTTGGGAGCTTTTTCTCCCATGGTATTTTCAAAGTATTTAAAGAATTTTGGAGCTAATTTCTGCGCACCATTTGGATTGGTAACATACATTCTACTAAACTCAGCAAATCCTTCTTGTGCGGATTTCTTTCCAATGGCCAACGGCTCAAGTTCTTTAATAAAAGGTTTCAAATCTCTTGACATTGCCTTTGTATTTTTCCATAACTTAGAATGTAGAACATGACCAACTTCATGGCTCGCTGCCTCAACATCATTAGCACTTTTAATTCTTACTACACCAGAGTCGCTTTTGAATATACCAAGAGCTTTTCGTGCCGGAGCAATTTTTCCAAATCTTATTGGTGTGTTAAAATCTTTTTGGAAATTGCGAATTATATCAGATGTCTTTGGGGTTAGAGCTTCTCCAATCTTTGGTTTTAAAGGTTCTTGTCCGGGGCTTGGTTTCCCCTTCGCCATGGCAAAAACATTTCCTTTCTTCAAACCAAAGGTTGTTTTAGATTCTTTAGCCTGCGTAACAATTTTTGTTTCCGGTGCCTGTTTTAGTATCTTTTGTACAGGTATTTTTTCAAAGGGCTCTACTTTTGCTGCTAATGGTTGAAGTGGTTTTTGCGAAGGCTCTTGTATTCGCTTGGCTTTCATTGCCAAAATTTCTTCAACCTGTCCAAGATTTTTAGCTGCCGATATCTTGTCGATTTCTCCTTCACTCAATCCTTCCAAAAGTTTTTCGAAAGGAGCGCGTTTCATTTTTACTTTTTTTGCAAACTGAAGTAGTTTTTGGCCAGTTGCTTTTGAAAATTTAAATCCTGTTAGAACTATAGCTGATTTAGCCAATTCTGTAGGTGATGGCAGCTCACCTCGTTGAATACTTGGAACAGTTTCTAATGAAGCTAACTCTGTACCGAATTTTAAAGCCTTACCGAGAACCTTAGCGTTTAATAATTTATTTCCTACTGGGATTTTTTTTAGTACACCAAGATATGGATTTAATGCTACCAATGCTCCGGTGGCACCTGATATCGAAGTATCTTTAGCTATATCACCAATGCTCTCAAGAACTTCACCCATCGAAAGATCACTAAGCTTTTCATTATTTGCTACAAGTTCTTTATATTCTCGAAATCCTGATTTGATCAATGTTGGCGTGGCAAAAGCAGCAGCTCCACCACCAATAGCCCCTCCAATTGGACCGGCGATACCAGTACCTAATGCTCCACCTGCTAAACCTCCAACTGTCATAGCAGGTAAATCACCGGCTAATCCCCCGGCTGATCGAGCTATATCCTCTACAAATGAACCTGGATTTTGCTGTCTAAGAGCCTGTTCTTGCAAGGAGGGATGTTGACCAGTAACAATACCAGATACGGATTCTTGCAATCCTTCAGTGAATGGCTGGATTAATTGGTTTTGAATGCCCTCATTAATGTCAGTTTTTAATTGTTGGAATGCTTGCCCCAATTGCTTTGTTTTACTTGGAACCTCTGTGCTTTTTTGAATCTTTTTAGAAAATGATTCTATGATCTGAGTTCCCGTTAATCCTTCTTTGCGAAGCGCATCCATTTCTTTAGCGTGGGCAGGGAATGATTGCTTAAGTTGATCTACAGCAATCTCACCCATTAAATAATCAGCAATCTCTTTAGGATTATACTGAGCTTGTTGTGCTTTCTCAATAGATGGTTCGAACTCTGGAAAATTATTAGATAAATAAGTAGTTATCTCTTCATCACTATAACCAGATTTACGAGCCTCAACCACCGGGTTTATAAACTTAGTAGTCATTTTTACCTGCCAAATATTTCATTCAAAGGAGGTCTTGGTTGTGCTTGTTGTGTTCCTTCTTGCTTATCAATTTTTGCATTATTAATTTCAGATTCAATTTCATCTATTTGCCTTTCAATATCCGGTGGGATTGGCAACCCGTTTTTGATGTAAAGCCGATTTACATCGTTGATAAAGTTATCGTAAGCTTGACTATATTCTTTTAACAACTGTTTGCCTTTTTCATTGTTAAAATCTGGAATAGGATTCCCACTAACATCAATCATTGGCATGCCTGTTAATGGATTAACAGACGCATCTGCTTTACTTCTAATTAACTTCGTCCTTTCGTTGAATCTTGATTGTATTTTTGTCGCTTGAGCATCAATTTTCTCCATGCTTTGAGAGGATACTGGTGTTGAAAATGATTTTGCTAATTCAACAGCTTCCTTTTGAGGAACACCTCGTTCCATTAGACCGTTAATTATCTCTCTTTGTGATGCTCCTGATGGAATGCTTTTAAGTATTTTAGATTTCTGTTGAGGAGATAAACCACCAGTTGCCTGCTGTTTTTTTTGAAGTTCAACTTGAAACTGTAAAGCCTGCAAAGCTTGCTGTCTAGTTTGCGGACTCATTGGTGTCGATAATATTTTTTGCAACACAGCATTAGGGTCGAAACCACCTTGATTTCTTGGCATCTCATCCATAACACCGGGCGGCAATTGCTGAGGTGGTTGAGTGGGAAATATTCCACCCTGAGCTTGAGATTGCTCTAATTGTTGTTGTGCTGGACTACTACCTAAAACCTCTTCTAATATCCTAGCTTCCCTACTCTGATCTAATCCTTGGCTAACTCCCCCCAATAAATAACTTAATGGAGATGGTTGCTTTTGTCCTATAAATTGTACTGGAAATGGCATAAATACCTCCTATAAGTTAAACAGGTTTTTACCTATTGAAGTTCCGAATCCACCTAACAATCCTGCAAATGGTGAAGGTGCCGGGCTTTGTACTACTGGTTGGAATGCCGATGCCTGGAGTGGCAATCCTAATAATCCAGCTAATGCTGGAGTCGGTACTTGGTTCACTCTTAAAAATTCTGATAACTGGTTGCTCAGACCTTGTTGCTCAATACCTCTTTGTTCACTACCTAATATCCCCGCCTGCAATAATTGGTTTAATTGTTGTTGCGGAACATTAGCTTGCTGTTGTGCAATCTGTGAAACCCCTAGTATATCTTGTAGTCTACGCTGATCAGCCGAATCAATAAATGCTGCTCTTTGGCCTGATAAACCCTGTTCTAGATTAGACGCCTGCTTTGCAAGCTGTCGTTGAAAACCACTAGAACTCAAAGCATTTGCCCCTATAAACTGCTCTCGTAATTGTGGAGCAAGTTCCTCGAGGAACCCTCTTCTTGCTGGATTTGCTACTGATTGGTCAAAAACTCCACCAGCTTGCTGTGCTACCTGTTGAGGAGAGCGCATGAAATCACCAAAACGTTGCGTTAGTCCCCCAAACAATTGTTGTTGTAGAGAACTCGGCAATCCCGTCCCAATCAAATTCTGAGCCTGACCAAATATTTGCTGTTGTAACGCTGATGGCCCGGCTGTTAATTGATCAGTATACGGTACAGGTCTCTTCTCTATTTCTTGTAATGACAACTCTGACATTCTCTTAAGAAGAGCCGCCTGTTCCGGTGTCATTGTTTGGACTTGTTGTACGGAGGCTTCGTCGTCTCCACCACCACCGAAAGCTCCAGCTATTCCTGCAACCCCGCTTACTACTTCTCCTATTCCACCCATTTTAATTCTCCTTGTATAGGCACATCAACTTATACTTTGATTCATGAAATCCATATTTGCTATATGCTTTAGCTCTATTCGTAGTCCAATAAATATTTTTTAAAAAACCATTAGATTTTCTAACTATCATTTCCATGAATTTTCTAGTAAAAGGTATGATATTACCTTGATATTCTGGGAGCACGCTTAGCCCCCGTATAAATAAACCTTTTCTACATTCATCAATAACACCGCATAAGAACCCAATTACTTTGTCACCTAAATTTGCATCGACAAGAACAAACAAAAAATAATTAGGATTATTTTTCATCATCTCTTGGTATGAAATATAATTTTCCATTGTCCACTCTTCGCCATCAAATTGTTCGATTAATTCGATGGGAATCATCTTGTAGTCGTAACATTGGAAATATCTTAAGCGCTGTTTATTCTTCATTGAACTCTATAAATTCCTGTTATTGTTAACGTGTGATCTGCATTCATTTGCGCTACTGTCCCAGCTGAATCCATTACAGAACTTATTACTGTTGTGTTCGGTTCCATAGTAGCCACACCCGTAAACACAGACCCGGCCTCTGCATCATAAGCAGTAAAAACCAAGTTTCCACTTGTTTCAAGGGATGACGTCCTTGGCAATCCTGTTATTGTAACATTACCTGTACCAGTATGATTGGCATCATCCCACTCCAGTTGAATGGTAAACCAACACAGTTCACCTATTACATGGTACAAACCGACTTGTGTGTCATATGTACCAGAGCCAGCCGATGTTGAACCTACTACCACAGGAGTGAATGTGCTTGAGTAACCATTAGCTGACTCCGAAACATCGTTAAACGAGAACCGTAATCTTAATACTAATTCTTCTAAATAATTTAATAGTTTCTGGGGATCTCCACTTAATATTTCTCTCTCAAGAAGAGGAAAATCATAGTTAATAGGAAGCCTCATATTATATGCCCCGCTGGTTCAAAATATGGAACTATAGCGTGAATCTCCGGGGAAGTTGCATCAGAATTACTTATTTTGATTCTGTGTGATTCCGCTACAGCTCCACTATTTAATCGAACCCATACTTTACTTTCATTGTTAGGGGTGGAAAATGATAACGTTGATGTTTGATAACTTGAAGAATCAAAGTCTACATACAAATCCACTGTGCATGTCGTGCTTTCATTTGATGTTACCAAGAAATCTATCCACCCTAATTTAGCTTTCTGCCCCTGTTTAACATATGGATTCCATCTAGAAGAATAGATGTTTCCAGAAACATTCGTACCATTATCTTTTGACGTATTGCTCATTCTCCAGACATATCCTGTCTGGGACCCACCCAATAAGAAGGGATATCCTTGCTGAACTTGCTCACCATATTTATCCCAAGTTTCAGAAATGGCATCCCATGAATCGCCTACATCATCCCATGTCAAGGCTGACTGTAGTCGATAATATCCAAATACTGTTACGTCTAAATCATATAATGTCCACGAACCCTCAGTGTAGTTGAAAACCATAACATTGTCTGAGGTTTCGCTACTCATACCTGGATATGATACCCATATTTGTCTCAAGTTATCTAGCTTTCCAGATGTAATTAAATTACGTTTGTTTTGATTGGCTTTTAAAGTTATCTCAGGAACACTGCCATTAATTTGATTAACACTAAAACCATTACTACCAACAAATCCTGTTGAGCCAAATGTCCAAACCTCCGACCCAATATTAATGGTAGAAAAACGAGAACCAAATTCCATTGAATCATTTTGAAAATCCGCCACTTTTTCCCATCTGAATGGCAAATCTACATTACCTGTATATCTAATCACCCAAACGCTTTTATCAAAGTAAACTATTATGTAATCTTTGTTATATCTAGCACCCTTTATCCATTGCCCGGTTGGAGCATCAACATAACCACCACCATTGGCAATAGTGTCATCCCAAACATCTGGATCAGCAACCTTAGAGTAACGCAATCTTTGAGGATACCAAGTGCCGTCTTCTTTTGTACCTAATAAACAAAGCCGTTCTTTAAATGGCATGACCATTAAACAAGTATTCAATTCATTTGAAGCATCGCCATCGATGTCAACATCAAGAGCCGCGACGGTTGAACCATCATATTCGTACAATCTATCCACTCCATTGACGAAGTATGAATTCCCCTTCCAATTGTCTAGCCAAAAGAAATCTTCATTATCACCTGTAAAAGTGTCGGCCTCTACCAAATCCTGCAACTCAGTTGTTGAGGTGTTGTATTTCGCAACGCGCTTAGTGTCAAATACCAATAGCTCTCTATTGCCGTCCGATTTGATGTATTCATGAATACCAGTTATAGCATTCGTTTGATATGTGGCAATCTTTCCACCGGATGTATAAGCGGTAAAGCCAGTAGTATCAGTTCCAGACAATTCAAATGTATTAGTCGCTGCATTTGCTACAGTATATGTATTCCCATTAAGTTCAGTCATTCCAGAAACACCGTAAATTAAAACGGTCGTCCCGTTAGAAAGACCGTGGGATGCCGAAGTAACAACCCCAGGATCAGCCTGTGTAACACCAGTAATAGCCTTTTGATAATGATTCATCTGTGTGAATTCACTATATCCCTTTCTTTTTTTATATACCCCTTGATAGGTATAAAAATTATTCACCGAGGTAAAGGCATCGTTAGGTGATAACCATGGTTGTTTTGCTTCATACAACCCAGTTTTTGGGTCTGCAATAGGAAATGCTTGATAAGCCATATTATGCCTTTATTTCAGAAATTATCATGGTAGCCTTCATAACGCCTCCAAGAAAACGACCAGTCGAACTACCATTTACATAAGTTGTACCCAGGGATGAACCAACCCTAATTTTAAATGTTGTAGCGCTGGTGGTTCCTGCTGTCATTCTATGTACTAAAGTAAGAGCTTCGGGATAAAATCCTGCTTGGTTCTGGTTCCATACACCGGAAGCAGCTAATGCGCCAGCTGTAGAATCCTGGAATAATGCCGCTGTAGCCAAACTATTACCTAGTGTTGACCAGATATTCATGTCGACCTGAATCAATAAGTAGTTGCTAGCGTTAGTTGGTGTAATAGCTAGCGTAAATAATTCAGCACCTTCAGTGTTTTGCGGAATGGTATCATCGGCCGGTATAGAAGAAGCTGTTGAAAAATGACTATTGTCGGTAACAACTACTTGTTGTACTAAAGTCCCCGCTGTTGCGAAAGACAATGTCCCCGCCCCATCGGTAGAAATAAATTGATTAGCACTACCATCCGAAGTAGGATAAGCCAAGCTTGCCGCTGTTATAGTTGTGAAAACTCCAGTTGAAGCAGAAGCTGCACCGATAGCTGTTCCATCGATGGCACCGCTATTAATATCGGCCTTAGATATTACAACCGAACCAGTTCCATCAGGGGTAATATTAATGTCGCCATTTGTGTCAGTAGATATGATAGTGTTTCCATCAAGTCTAAGATTGTCCACATCGATTTTTGCAGCTGCAAAATTTTCTGTAGCGCTTCCCAGTGATCCAGCACTTGTTATCTGTATGACGTTGCTATCTTCATCGATGTAATGCAACTCAGCCTTAGAAGATACATCCTTTGAGAAAAGAAATCCATAATCCGCCACCGCTGTTGGATCTGACCCCTGAGTCTGTAATTTTAAAGCATCGTACGGAACTGTGCCAGTTTCTATTGCTGCCCAGTTATCTCGTATTAAATCATCTGAACCGGATATTGATGTTGATCCAGCTGGAAGTGTTGCGTTCCAAGCCATAATATTCTCCTAGATTAAAATTTTGGCTCAACACGAACGCCTTCATACTGCCGAATGAAACGTCGGTTAGCTATGTTTAAATGTGTTTTATAATCTCTATAAAGTCTTCCTCCAACTTCCGGGCCATCAAAATCTCTTAAAATATCAATAGAAGCACCATAAGCAATTACTGGTCCCCAGTTATCATATACCGGTACATCTGAATCACTAGATAAAGCTGTTGGAACATTAGATGTTCTAACTCTTATTGAATAAACCTCATCAGGGACAGGTCTTAAAATAACCTGACTATTAGCAGAATCAAATAACATTGCTGTCGGTTTAGCAGTAGTCCAAAATTCATATGTCGCTCTAATGTCTCTGCCATCGGAGGGAGCTGAATTGAAGGTAACACTTAAAGCTCCTGTTGTATAATTGATAGTACCGGTTCCACCAGCATCGCCTGTTAAAGTACCGGCTCCGTCATCGGAAAACTTTTCTGTCCTATCATCTACTACAAGAGATCCCGGTTTAATGGGAGTGTTATTTATAGTATTAGTGAATGTCACAGTAGAGCCATCTCCATCACCAACATCATCAACAGTTATTTCACGCTGATATTTCTTATAAAATAATAATGGATCAACATAAAATTCCATTGGATCGCCATTGGCAGTAACAGGTGTCTTTATCGTGAAATAACTAGATTCTGCGATAGTGTAACTTTCGTCGTTTACACTAGTTGTAAAGTCATACCAATCTTCAAGTTCAGGAAGGTTGAGCTCATGAATCAATCTATCTTGGTAAAAATCATTTACATAGACAAGAATAGAAGCATTGGATAATTGATTCGTACTCTGTCTACCTGTTAAATTTCTGACCTTGCTCCGTATGTTAGCGAGAGTCCATGCCATTGTAATCTCCATCGTTTTCTACTGGCGGAGATGTAAGTCCTAAAGCGAATCTATTTCTAACCCTTCCCTTTTTCAATTTTATCTGATTATCTATCTTCTCTACTGTGGGGTCGGGGACAACCAAACTACTCAGGTGTTCGATAATATATTGGGGTAATTCGTATTTATCGCCATCTTTAAGACTATATTTCTCGTGTACAGTGCCTTTTTTATTAGCTTTTTTAGGATTATAAACTGTTTTTCCATAGGTAAAGTCTAGCTTTTGTCCCGGTTGCTCAAGAAATGTAAATGTCACCCAATGCTTTGTCTCATCATAATAAGGCAAACCCATCTTTCTGCATTCTTCTCTGCTTAATTTCTTAATATCCTCTACGGCCTGTTCTATTTTTCTATTCTCTTCACTTACAGCTACTTTACTTTTATTCATAATCCATACCTTTGTGTTTGTTATCTAAATAATAAGCCCCCAAAAGGGGGCTAAAAATTTAAGCTTGGTCTCCCAAATCAGCAAACTTGCTGCCCCAGATAATCATGAAGTGAACTTCATCAGAATTAGAGCCGGCTAAAGCTGTTCCAACTGTCATTGTCTTAGTTGCAGTGATAGCATCACTAGCATAAGAAACAGAAAGATTGTCTGTGATACCATTCGTTGTTTCAACGACACCGATTCCAGCATCAGCTTCGTTCAAAATAATCGAAGCACCGCCGTCTGCGTATCCTTGTGTCCAGAAGCCAATCATATTGGCTGCATCTGTTGCAAATTTAGTTTCATTCCAAAACATTGCAAAATCAGGTGCGCCATTTGGGCAATCTGATAAATCAATAGTTACTGCACTACCAGCACTTTCAAAGTGACCAACATAAATATATGGTCTATATGTACCGCTACTCATGTTTCACCTCCTAAGTGTCTAGTGTTGTTTCTAAGTTATGGACGAAATTGTCATTCAATATTCTTGAAACAAAGAATGTCTTCCAACCCACTGTAGCTCTTTGATCCAATGGATCAGAAGTTCCGCCAGAACCATACGCTTTAACAATGGTTTTTGCTCCGCCGCCAGCAAGCTCAGTAACACCAAGGGCATTACGACCCATGATAAAGTTATGGTATTGAACTGGGCTTTCTGATGTAGCTTTTCCAACGGATGATACAAGCCAACGTACGCGACCTGTTGTTCCCCATTCAGCTTCCATAACAGGACCTTGCTGACCGTAAGATTCGACTGATACAAAGTTTGCAACAGCTGAAAGATCTTTAGTCATATCGGTATCGGCTAAAGCAAAATATGCAGGAGCGATAGGTACAGTACCAACGCCAGTTGTTGGGTTTATAATGCTTGATAACATCAAAGCATTTGCACCCATCATAGTCTTAATAACACCATCGATATCAGATTTTGTGATTTCTGTTGGTGTCTGACCATTATCACCGCCAGAAGCGTTAGTAGCAGAAGCGTTAGCTGAAAGAATATCACGAACGATTTCATCCAGAGTTTCACCCATTTGCTGACCCAATACTTCTACTGCTTCTGTAATAACAGCATCTTCTGTTGTTAAGTCAACAACATCGCTAACCTCAATAAAATCCCCATATTGAACAACGGTAGCAGTAATATCTGTAACAGATAACTGGCTGCCGGAGGGGGTAATACCTTCTGATAGTGGTGTTGTTGCTGTTGATAACGCTGAATAGCGTCTAAATTTAATTGTCGAACCTGACTTCTTTGGTAGATTCCTTTTTTGCGCAAAAAGCGAATGAATAAGATAAGGCTTAGCACGCTGTAAAAGGAGTCTATCGTAGTAAGTTGATACGGCTGCACTCACTTGGGTAGTGGTTGTGGTTGCCATAAGTTACTCCTAATTGTTTAGTTAGTTAATAACCCCAATTACCATTTCTTTTTACCTTATCCACATGCGCTTCAAACTCTTGAGGAGTCATATTCTCAAAATACGACGTCTTAGATATAGCCCCACCGCCAGTCGTCCCTTGTGTGATGCTGCCAGGCTTCATTGAATTCTGGTATATTTGATCTGCATCAGACTTCTGCTGCTTTTTCTTAGCTGCTCTTGTTTGATATGCGGGTGAATTCTTAGCAATAGTGTATGCTAATAGGTCAGGATTCTGACTACTCATTATAGCTTCCGCAATACCCGGATTATCACGCTTTATATCCTCAAAAACTTCCCTATTTACAACATCATCATAGTCTCTATATTGAGCCCTGATTTGAGTTGCAGTAAGTTGTTGTTGAAATGCCTGCTCTTTCTGCGCCAACAGCCTTTTAAGCTCCCCCTTCGTGAGGAGGTCTTCGTCATCATTTGTTTGCTGAGATGGTTGAACCTGAGCGGATTGATATGAACGTTCTAACTCGTGTAAGCGAGATTGAAGTTGGTCATTATCCCGTTGGTAATTGGATACTTGCTCCCTCAATGCGCGGAAATTATGTTCCTTATCATCTTGGTTGGTGTGAGCTTCTTGTTGAGGTTCGGCGATTTCCTCTGTTACAGCCTCATTTTCCAAATCTTGTGTCATGTAAACATCCTTGTTTTACGCCCTTCGGACGGCGACTCCTTATAAAGAGCATCCTTGCTCTAAAAAAAGGGGCTGACATCCTGTCATTATTCACATCCATGTGAGCCCCAAAACTGCGACGATCCCTAGACTTACCAGTCTCTATGTGGAGACGATCCCACCTACGTCAGATAACAATATGAAATTATATTCTGTCGCAACGATATAACCTCATATTAACGCGCGTTCCACACTGCAAAACCATTTTGACATGCGGAATTATAGTTTGCTTCAACGACGTTATCTTCATCGACAAATGGTTCTGTGCCAATGATATCCATTGGTAAGTCCCATTCTAATGTTATGGTTGATTCCTTGTTGCTAATTAACCAAAGCTTCGTTCCAACGATAGGAATTTTAGGTTTCCTACTTCTCAATGTATAACGCGTCCGCATGGTGTTAGACAATACTCCTTCCCATGCAGAATGCTTTAATACATAATAAGATTCTTTGTCAGAACATCTTTGTATTATTTTATCTAAAACCACCGCTTCGTTCTTTTCGAGCTCTTCCCTGACCTCGCCAAGTTCAACAACCATCAAACGTCCTTGTTTGAGTTAAACTAATTACTTTTCAATAGATCAATTAATATTACTTTGCCGAATATAAGACAACATTTTATTTTACGACTTTTGATCTTTGTGCTAGCATTTGCATTCCCATAGCTACATCTCCAGCAACCTTTTTCTGGTCTCCAACAATAGCCTTCTCTTGTCTAGTAAAATGATCTAATTCGCTTTGTCTTATAAACTCAGCCCACTTAAGCAACTGATCGTCTTTCATTTGCGAAATTTTAACAATCGCTTCAGCCCGGTTGAGAATTGCCTGAGCTTGGTTTTGCTGTGATTCAGAAATGCGTTCACGAGCAAGTGCTGTATCTGCCTCTGCCCTTGCAACTCGTTCAATTCCCATTCCAACATCTGACATAATCTTTGCTTGAGATAATTCATTTAATGTCTGCCTTTGTTGATCCTCTATCTGTTGTTGTCTAGCCATTTGCTGCTCTTGCCCTTTCAATGCCTCTATGATCTTTTCTTTGTTCTGGATAGGCATATTCTCAAGTAGCAATGAATCAGGTATTGGTATACCTACTTGCTTGGCCTGCATTAATTGCATAAAGAATAGATTCTTTTGAGAAGGTGTTTCAACCGTTTCTTCAACCTTTAGGTCGTACTTGATAGCATCTACATCTTTAAACTGCGGATGTGGTTTCTCATTCAAAATGCGCTGTATTTTAGATGGATGATAGTTTATCTGCATCATCTTCAATAACTTCTCTCCTAACATTTCTTGAGAGAATCTAAAATTATCAAAGATATCCTGTAATATTGTGAGCCCTGCCCCCTGCCTTACCTTGGCTAATATTCCCGATATTGGCATATTTTCATTTTCGGGCATACCCATCAATTCTGAAGTGGCACCAGATATCTCCATCAAATCTCTATCAAATAATTCACTGAGATGAATCAATGATGGTGGAATGTCACTAGGCTGTAATTTTTGAGCGTCGGTCATTTGGGCATCTTCTTTCATCCAGACAACACCACTGTTACCTGATTGATACAATGCCTTTGGGTTAACAACACTATTTTCTCTAGCTTGCCATCCACCTTGAAGTGATGAATCCATCATATCCAATGCCTTAGAACGACGCTTATTAACTTCTGTTTGGGGGTCTCGCATTGATCTAACCATACCCTGCAATTTCAGAGAAAAATCAGATTCCGAGCTGATAGCTGCATATTCTGGGTCCCAGAAACACATCACCGGAATATGAGGAAAATCATTCAATCCCCAGGGATCTGGACCGCTATACATTAGTTCATTCTCAACAATAACATTGAGCTCAACATATTTTTCTTCTCTTTTCATGATAGTCGGCATGGCAGGCAACCCTAAAGCGAGTCGTTCTAGAGGGTCCATTATCATTATCTGTCTCAATACTTCTTCATTACCGTCCCATTTTTTCATCATGCCGGATTCTTTATCTAGCAACACCTTGATCGGGCGGGTTTTTCTTACCCAAAATTCATCGAAGCGTAATAGGTCTCTTTTTTTCCAATCTCGCGCCGGTGGCATGTACGGGAATTTGTCATCATAGTTTCCACCCTTCATCAAATCTATCTCATCGGATCTGAATGGCAACAATACTTTAACTGAGTTTTTGCTCATGTATTTTCGTTGAATGATATATTCGCAATCCTTGAGATCCCTGCGCTCCATCCTAGGATCTAGCAAAAATTGGTTATGTGCTAGACGAGACCCCATTATTTCGCCCGACAACAAATCTTCTGAATGATCTAGTGATAACTGTACTAAATTTATACCCGTCTTTAAAGAACCGGAGAATGCCTCACTCATAGTCATATGCAAGCGAGCTATATTCATTTGTCTGATTAGACATTTTGTAAGTTGGTCTGTTAATGGCTGATCTTCATCACCAGTGGGAGAAGCCATCAAAGAAACACGTGTTTTTCTTTCATAACCTTCAACCATTTTGATTATTCTTTTTATCTTATTGAAGACTAAAGCCGACCTCTTTTGCATTGATAACGCATGCTTATCTGCGGCGTCCCACTGATCACCAAGATAAAAAGCCATATCTCTGTCAGCCTCTGTTATAAATTCTCCCCAAGAAGAATAAGCTTGCTGATATGATTCATTGTAATATTCTAAAACCTCGGATTCTTTCATATCATCGCGAGATTCATCAACCTTTAAGATTGGATACTGTTGCGTAGCTTGCATAACCCCTCCTTGAGTAAATCGCCATCCTTGGCTGCTGCCTGCTATTTAGATTTTGTCTTTTCCTTTTTAAGTTTTGCTAGAATCGTCGCTTTCATTCTTTGTTTCTTTGATACGCCTGTCACGGTACTCATCTGTTATTGTTGGATATCCCCAGTCTCGCATCGATGCGCATGCCGTGTGTTTACCGCAAACATTACAATGCTGCACACTTATAGTAGCTAGATGCCCTTCTGGCCACCGGCCATCAGCACCAATTGCACACTCTCTACAAATCACATAGTATTCCATCTAAACTCCTAATGAATAACGTTGCCATAGTTTGTCCGCTTCTTCGGGACTCATACTCTCAGATTTGCCTATTTTATTAAAGAATATCCCAACGCCAGCAAAAGCGTCGGCTGCATGAGATGCCCAGTTATGAAGCGGTCTGTTAGAGTAACAAGCATGTTTATCATTCCACTCTCGCTTGTAGTTTTCTAGGGATCTAATACCCTTGCTACATTTTTTCTCATCAAACCAGCATTTAGTTAGCACATTCCTTGTCGCTTCAATCTGATCCTCTTTAGGAAATGGAGTGTGCTTGCCGTTGGCTGTTTTCTGTCCCACAATCGATGGACTAATACCAAGCTTCTTAAGTGTAGCATATCTAGATGTCCCCGTTGCCAACTCTCTTACTTGAACATCGTGGGGTAGCCAGTGTTTTCCATAGATATAACCTTCGTCTCTCTTTTTCATCAACACTCCAACATAATGCGCTAGTGATTCATCGGTGTTCTCATAGTAATCTATTACATGAATTTCCTTTCCACATCTCTGGACAAACCATATAACTGTTTCATCAGAGATTCCCAGGTCCCAAAAAGTATCCACGGAAGTCGCAGGATCGTGAGGAATATTACAAATCCTATTACTCCTGTGAATAGCAGCAAACTGCGAGCCATAGAAGTAACCTTCGTTTGAAACAAGGAAGGCCTCGTCAATCGTAGCAGGGTACTCCCTAAAAATAAATTCACCTTGCTGTATCTTCTTTTTAGCATACCAAACCTTTTGTTCGTTGTTTAATTCAATGCCTATCTCTAATTCTATCTTTCTAAAATATTCTTCTAGCTCATCGTTTATGACAAACTTCGAATCCTCTAATTGGTAATCAGGATGTTTCCACCATGGGTAGAAATGCAACTTGAAATCCAATGGAGTGTATTCTGCCCCTGAGTCTTGTAATTTCTGAGCCTCTCGTACGTAGTCATAAAAAAATCCACCCCTTCCTTCGGCAGTGGATTCAATGAAAATGAAGTTCCCCGACTGTACGGTATTCAATGACCCCGATACAATCTCGTTCGCTTTCTCTGGATATTTGGCACATATTTTTCCAAACTCGGATATATGAAGGTAGTTAAGAGTTCCTGAACGCATGGATGTTCCGACTCTGATTGACGATCCATTGTTGAATGACAACTCTCTTGCCGAGTCTGTCTTTGCAGTACACCACTCTTTGATTTCGGGATCTAGATTGTCGTAGGGATATTTTATTTTTGTTCTAAATATTTGCTGAGCATCTTCCAGTGAGTGGGCAATAATGCCCGCCGAGACGGTCTTGTTAAATATGCAAGTGTCTAAGAAGAATATGTCTATGAATGTTGACATTCCAAGCTGTCTAGCTTTAGGAACAACATTTAGATAATCGAAATTTCGGTATAGATCCTCTTGCGCCCAGTTCGGTTTAAAGAGGACATCGCTACCGTTTTTATCAACAATATGATAAAGATTATTAAGTCGCCACCACGGGCTGTGTATATTTTTTTCTAACAAGATTGAACCACGATCGTTTTTCCAGATCGTAGTTCCTTAAAGAATTTATTTCAATTGATTATTAAGTATCCATCAACCAATTACGAAATTTCCTCTCAATCCTGGTAATCAACGGCACCTTCTTTGGAATAGTGTTGTTGATTTTCAGGTCTCTCTTTTGTGGTCTAAACCTAGTGACTACATGCTTAGTCCTATTGTATGTTCTGCCATTTCTAATCACACAAACTTTATTTTTAAATAATGCTCTCTGCCTAATACGTTTTTTTATCAAGACTTTCTTGGCATAGATAGGCTTCTCTAAATAAACATCTAGAACTTCTGGTGTGTTACAGCATGATATAAACATACTACTTCTCATCCAATAATTGGGCCCATGCATGAGAACAACATACCTCTATAAGCTCTTTTGCTTTTTCCTGGTCTTTTTCGAATAATGCTAGACTTAAAGATGCAGAGTTAATAATTGAAGAAAATATTACGTCTGCTGGTCGAGCACCTATTTCTTCGGCGTAATCAATAAACCCCTTCATGGCATTCCACATTTTTTTATTGAGTTCCTTGACCCTCAAAAACATCAGCTCCTCTTCCTTGTTTTTTATTTCTTCGTTCATGAAACCACCGTGTCATTATGTAACAGCAGAAGCGCTCCTTTCTTGAAAGCCTTAAGATTATGAATCTCTTGAGCAGATTTCATCTCTGTATCGCCATGCTTTACAGCGCCAATGGACTTTACTAACTTAATAGCCTTAGCTGTTCTACGCTGTTCTTTCTTTACCTTGAAGAAAGTGAATACTTTTTTAATCTTTTCCCCTAAGTAATTGAACATTTGCTTAGCTTCTTCAGCTTGAACTTGGTTTACTTGAGGGTTGTGGATCATTCTATCTAGTCGCATCATTGTGATACTCCTTCTTTTTCTATAATGTTATTTTGATATAATAAATTGCGTTTGCCCTCTGGTAAGTATAAAGCAGTCAATGTAATCATACCTTACGTAATCAACTCCCCCAAAATTTTGTATAGACCAATAATCATTCCAGCCTACTAAGTTGCCAGAAACATATACCTCTTGCTTACGTGTATCATAATAGGTTACGACAAAACAACCATTGTTATAATACGCCATGTGACAACTTAGCCCATTATAAAAAGTGTCTGTGTTTACACTGTTTGGAGTAATAATCATGCTTTTAGACTGAAAATTTGCAGAAAAGCCTTCTTCTAACTTCGGTGCTTCAGATAAAAATGAGTTTATATCATAAGCAAAACCAGTGTTCATCAAAAGAACTGCGCTTAATACTATTATTATTTTATTCATGTTTATTCCCTTGTTATAATTAACATGTTGCTGCTCTGTTTTTAGTACGTTAGCAACAGTTTCATTATATCACAATAAACTAATTAATAGCAAGTTATAACCGTTCTACACCCTTTTTATCTCCTTTATAAGACGCTCGATAAACCTGTCAAACTTCTTAATCATTTCATAAAAACTATCTTGTTTTTTATTTCTCATCCTTACTCCTCTTAAGCTCCACATCCTCAATCAATTCAGTTTTCCATAACCGTACGATAACCTCGTGTATCTTAGCAAGCTGATCCTTTCTCAATGGTTTATTGAACTTCACAGCTAATCCCGTGTAAAGCGGACCACTATACTCTATCTGACCCAAGTCCTTTAAATTTTCTACACCTCTTGTTCTAATCATAATCTCCCCGTCTGTCTAATCCTTTCTAGATCAAGCTTGTTTTGTATTCCTCTGGATCTCTTATTCCAGTTTAATATAGCCGAATCTCGCTCACTGTCTGGCTCTCCATAACACCCACAATCTGGACACTGAAGTTGGAATATTTTCACTTGGCCAATCATTATCTCAAACATCACAGGTTTCTTTCTACAAAAAATACACCTTCTTGATTTTATCACGTTCCCTCCTAGTTAGCCCCTCTAAGAGGAAGGTATCCTTGGGTGATTTATTTTTCAAGATTAATAATCATAGGTATTTTCTTCAGAACCATTCATCAAATCGAAGGTAGACATTGTGTTTGACTGGGGATTTGTTTTTTGTACGTACTCCATTGTATAAGTCCCTGAATTATAATGATATACATGAACCATCGAACCCACTGTGACATCATCTAAATCCTCGGGATCAAAAGAAGCCGGATCATTTGGAACTATTATTGAAACATATTCCCCAGAATTATAGTTATAAGCTGGAATCTGAGCCATCGCTATTGACCAACATAAAGCTAGGAATACAATCATTAGCAATAAAAAGACAAAGTCTCTAACTTTAAACATGATAGCCTCCCTTTAGTATATAATCACTAGTTAGAATCATGTAGGCTACAAACAAAATCAGCGCCACCATTGCGGAATCAAACTGAATCCCCATAAAAATAGAAAATAATCCGAATATTATCACAGTAGACATAACAAACCTCCTCTCCCTCCATTTTAATTATAACATAATAAGGGTGATTTGTCAAGTTATTTTTTGATTATCTAGGGGTGCCATCGGTGTGTTGAAACGGACAGTGCATGAAGGGAAACTCCTCGTTTCCAAAATTCCGGCAAATAGGTGGTCTGTCATCATATATTCTGCAATTCAACTGATAGTCAAGAAAGGTACATAACATGTCATATGTCAGTACAATTATCCTCTCTTCGTCTTTCATCGAAAACGTCTGTAGCTCCGCGACCTTTCGAACCGCTTTGTTTTTATTTTTTTCCCATAACTTTTTAGGCATGGGGAAACAACTACAGCATCGGGAACCACAGACAGATTTATATTTTTCACAATCAAACGTCATTTTTATCCCAAAGTTTATAATCTGTCACCAAGATATTGATGAAGTTATCCATTAAAGATTTTTTGTCTTCGAATTGTGAGACATACTTGTTTATTGCTAGTGAAAACGAGGAGAATACGTCCTCTTTGCTCATATCGTATCTTTTGATTAGTTCTGATACAAACTTATCTAGTATTAAAGCGTGTTTAAAATCAGTCATATCTTCGAAGTTACGATCATTTAATTCTTTTTTCATTTTTAGTCCTTATTAACAAACGCCTTTTTTTGAACAAATTTATACTCATAATGTGTTCTTCTCTCAACGGCTTTTATGAATGGTACGGTTTTTCTGCCAGGATAACGTGGAAAAGGTTGCCAATATTTTATCTTTTTTAATGACGACCAATCATCCTCATCCATCGATGAAGTTACCCACAATTCCCTTCCATTTAAATTTAATAACGCGGCCCACTCAACAAGCTCACTGCATAAACGAGGATCGTTTGTGTATGTTAAAACAACACGTCCATATTCGGGTTTTTGATCTTTTATGCTTATCCACTCGTTTACCACTTGAACTCCATAGTTTCATTCGGGATGGGATATACAATATCTAGTGCCATGCGCACTAAATCGGAGATATTATAATTTCTCCCTTCCTTAAAACTCATTTGTCTGGCGATTCGTTGGATATTTTCATGTTGAACCCTATCTAAAACAAAACATGCCCTTTTAGGTCTTTTACAAACTCTCGGTCTCATATTACAACTCCCCGTTAAATATGCGAATTTAAAAGAAGAATGATAAGATAATACCGAATTTATCGCAATGTTTAAGTGTTTATAACTTACTCGCAAAGCTCATTAGCAAGCTGACGGAAGCTCACTAGAGCGTCTTCTTCATTCCGGTAGATAAACGTGTCCACTAAGACTTCGCCAGCCTCTATGTAGATTTTGTTCTCATCTAATTCTATGCGTGTGACTAACTCAAAATTCACGATAATATCTAGATTTGGAGCTTTAATAAAAAACATAACCACCTTCTTGTTTTTACTGTAAATACACAATGGGATAAATTATATTTTTTGGGAATACTAAAAGAACCTAGGGTGCTAACACCATGGGCATCCAGTGTGTAATAGTGTCGGCTGTTCGGCTGTCTAAAAACATTCCCTCTTCTCTCATCCACCGTCCAATATCAACAATATCACCATCTGTTACTATAAAATCATCTTCATAAGCAGGCTTTTCATCGGGAAACTCTCGCCATCTAAGACACTCCATAATTTTATCATGCTCTATACATAACTTATCGTATCTCTCTCTAAGTTGTTGTAGCTCGTGCTCCAAGTGTTCAATTTCTATATTACTCACTATCTCTCATCTTTTTTAAATCTTTACCATCGTATGGCTCAAATGCCATAGCTAAACTATGAGACATCTCAACTTTCTGTGTAGGGTCCTCTATATCGAGATGCCTGCCAAGCTTGTCTATTATCTTGAATAAGCACTGATTATCTTTCTTGTTTAAGGCTTTATAAAGAATCGTATCAACACATGACTTAACCATGTTGCGCCGAAGTTGCCTAGGTATCCAATCAGCGCCAACTGCTTCTATCCAGTAAATAAATTTTTGCCGTGATATCGTAATATCGAAATCTGCCTCTGCCCTTCTTGCAGCTTCAGCAAAATTACCATTGGCTTCGATGATATACTTCTCGATTTCGGATCTTGTTAACGGTATTTTTGGACCCTTGCGGGCTCTTATCTTTTTTCTAGCCATTTGTAAAACTTAGACAAAGTTAAATTATTTTAGCTCTAAAGCCTATTAAGAGCTTTTCTAATTGATTAAGAAGACCGTTATAGTCCTCTTCGTTCACCTCTATTTTAATTATTTGTTGCACTTCTTGTTCTTCTGATGATTCTTTTTCTATCTTTTCAGGATTAAACCCGCCAATCTCTTCTGGTGTAAACCCCCAGTCAAGTAAATCTTCGGGTTCGTACTCGTTAGCCAAGATGTCGTCATCATATTCTCCGAATTTAACGTTAAGGCGAACATTCAATCCTTTAATATATTTCTCATCAAGCTGTCGATCTGGCACCCAAACGTCGACCTCCGTCATACCTATTTTCTTTAAGGCTTTTAATCTTTGATGTCCACCAATAACTGAATTGTCGAGGTTAACGACGGGCTTGTCTATAAGCCCGTCGTTTTGGAGGTTCTCCAGGAGTTTGGAGAATTTTGCTTTTGAAATTCTTCGGGGGTTTCTATCGAATTCTTTTAATTCTTTAAGTTTTCTTTTTTCTAGCTTCCACTCAATTGTCATATAAAAACCCTTTAAAATTATTATTTGCTATTCGTTAATGTCTGGAACGGGTGGTTCTTTTTGATCCAACACCTCTTGTTGTTCCTCAATCTCTTTTTCTTCTTCCTCTTTCTGTTTCTTTAAGTCTGCCTCTACCTGGGCGTTCTCTTCTTCAGTTAGCGGTTCGAATAAAGAATTAAAAACATCGGCTTCGAATAACATAGCGTAGTTGTGTGCATCATCTTGTACGGGGAATGCCCAATCACCGGGTCTTGATGTAGCGGGTCCGAAGGGTGTGAAGAAAATCTTAGTTTGGTTAATTTGGATCGGTTCTACATTGAACTTACGTGGCTTATATCGCATTTTACATCCTTCCTTTAGATTGTTAGGTTTTTTCAAATATATTCATGCGTATATTTAGATGCAAGTTAAGAATTTACAAACTCTTTTTTTTACCGCTTGACAACACTTTATTTTAGCTAACGTAAAGTGTTTGTTTTAATTGGGTCAAGATTGGGCTATTTTAGACGATGTTATGCTAACAAATAGTTTAATGTCAGTAACTTGGGTCTGATAATATCTCATATGTTGCACAGTTGCACTATAAGCAATTTATGCTATTCTCTTACTTTAGATAATTCTTTTTTCTTATACTTCTTAGCTTCTTGTTTATCGTCGTTCCGACGCTTTCCATCGCGTTCTTGAGACGTCTTTGAGGCGTCTTTGAGGCGTCTTTGAGACGTTAGCCCCTCTCGTGCGCCCCTCCTTAGCCATTGAATTTAAAGATGTTGCCGAAGTGCTTTCGTCCGTTACTTTCAAGCTAGTTGAAACATCAGAGAGAAGTTCTTCGGGTGTAAAATATTCCAAGTTTAAATCAAATATTTCATCGTTTAACAGTGTTGCGTACGTTAATTTCTTTTTACTCCAACGCATTGTCTGAAAAAAGAGGTTGTTTCCATTTAGGAACATACCACTTCGAATAAATAATTGAAAACTGTGTTGATTGTCTAAAAAATTAACCACAACCGGAACCGTCTCCGAAACCGGAACCGCAACCGCAACCTTCACCGTAACCGTAACCGAAACCGGAACCGTCTCCGTAACCGTCACCGGAACCATAACCGTAGCCGTAACAGGAACCGGAACCGGAGCCGGAACCGTCTCCAGAACCGTAACCGAAACCAAAGTTGTAATCTGAGCCTTCTAAAATTATTGCTTCCATTTGAGCCTCGTTTTTTCCGTAACCAGAACCATAATCGGAACCGGAACCGGAGCCATCTCCGAAACCGAAACCGGAACCGTAACCGCAACCGGAACCGGAACCAGAACCGAAACCGTAACCAGAACCATAATCGGAACCGGAACCGGAGCCATCTCCGAAGCCGAAACCGAAACCGGAACCGGAACCGTCTCCGTCTCCGCAACCGTCTCCGTCTCCGCAACCGTCTCCGCAACCGTCGCCGCAACCATAACCGTAGCCGTAACAGGAACCGGAACCGTCGCCTGAAATTATTGCTTCCATACCGGAACCGCGGCAATATTTTCCCGTGCTTTTTCAGTACACGGAATTATTTCAACCGCTTCAGTGAGTATCACACTATCGACTTCACATGGGAATTTGCAGTTTTCCGGTTTTTTGACGCCTTCCATCGCGAGCTGAGACAATGACGAAGCACCATCCCAATACCAGAGCCGGCGCGCATTTTTCATCACGACCTCTTTGCCCTCTTTTTTCTCAATATATCCTGCAAAAACTCCAGCTGAGTATGTTCGTACGATGTAATATTTGTCTTTTTCTATCATTTTATTTCCTTTTGTTTGTTTGTTTGTTTGTAATTAACCGTTTCCAGAACCGTAACCGGAACCGTCACCGGGACCGTCACCGAAACCGTCTCCGTAACCGGAACCGGAACCGGAACCGTCTCCGTAACCGAAACCGTAACTAGAACCGTAACTAGAACCGTAACCAAAACCGTAACCGGAACCGTCACCGGAACCGTCACCGGAACCGTAACCAGAACCAAAACCGGAACCGTAACCAGAACCAAAACCGGAACCATAATCAGAACCTTGATCAGAAAAATCATCCATGGCGCCCATCCTTTTGTTTGTAATTAACCGTTTCCAGAACCGTCTCCGTCACAGGAACCGTAACCAGAACCGTAACTAGAACCGTCACCGGAACCGTAACCAGAACCAAAACCGGAACCGCCTCCGGAACTGCGACCGCAACCAGAACCTTGATCAGAAAAATCATCCATTTTTAACTAGAGCTTCTTGGCCAAATCGGCGGAATTGTTGGCATACTTGTGGGTATGAAAAACATCAGCGCCATTACGATTAGAATTTTTTTCAATTCGATACCTCCTCAGGTAAATAATCAATGTATTTCCAGTGCGTAACTATCGGATTATCTACAACATGTGCAACACCGTCTAAGCTGTGACATATAACGGAATTGCAGTTACTCGAATCAAATTCCCAACCCACAAAATCTAAGAGTCTAGCTGTCGTAAAAAATTTTTCATTCAACAAAACCATCACGAGTTCTTCGTTTTTTGGCAGCTCTAATGCAACATTAACCCACACTATCGGGTGTTCTTTTTTACAAACCCCCCACACACATCTAGAATTAACACATTTTTTACATATACGGCATTTTACATGCCCGTTTTCACATCTTAAAGATTTTTGTAATTTACACTCTCTCTTAGAGTGCTGCTCCTCTACTACTTGTGACGCACCTAAAAAAGAAATCATCGTGCAACAAAATACAACTATGTAAAAAACTTTTTTCATCTTAGCCTCTTTTTTTTGTATGTATTGCAAAGTATCATACACAAAATGGTCTTTTATAACACCTGGATACTCAACATTTTTTCAAAACGGTCTATGAAATCCTCTTCAGCAAATCCTAAAGGGAAAAACCCTTTTTTCGTTTTAAACATCACACGGTCAGAATATATTTCAAAACCTGCACAAGGATTGTCTATCTTAGCTTCTTCAGCGTATTCTTTATTTTCCTGGATTTTCTCCCCGATGGCAACCATGTCATCTTCGTACTGGGATTTCTTCTCTTCTTCAGAAAGAGAGTCCGACCACTCATTCCACTTGTTCATGATCGTCCTACAGGCGATTAAATCACTTCGCCTCCCCTTCCACCTAAGAACCCTCTTCACCAGAAGCTCTTGGGCTGGTTCCAAAAATGCTGCTGCTATCTTACGTTTCTCATGAATTGGAATATCTAATTCCTTCAAAAGAGAACAACTACAATCCTGTTCAGTGTTGTTGTCTTCTTTTACCGAAGGTAATTGTTCTTTGTTATGTTGTAGTCCTGGATTCTCCGGTCCCGGGCTGACCGGTACCGGAAAATCCGGTTTCGGATAAATTATTTGAAAATCATCTAAGTTATACGCACAAGAAAAGATCTTATCCACCTGTTCATTAGTGAGTTGACCACATATTTGCGAGGTGTCCCAAACCTCATAAGAAATATTTCCCCATTTTCCTGAATGTGATCTTGATTGTGGTCTCTTTATCAAATAGCCAAACTTGACGAGGTCCTTCATTTGAGAACGGATAGCGTCTTCACCCTCACCACATCTTTTTATCAAATCTCTTTGATAGAAGTCCCAGTCTGCCGGCATTGATAGCATTACAGCTAATAAACCGCGAGACGAGTTTTTTAATCTTGGATCTTGCATCCATGCCCTGCTTGAAGCAAATAAATTATTTCTCTGTGGTCTTTTATAAACCGTCATGATACCCTACCTTTTTGGGATTTTAAAAAGCGTTTTGGTTACCCCGTTAGAAATAGCGGGGTTTTTTATTTTCCTCATTGACTGAGAAACAAGACGCGAAATGCGTATTTTTTTGGGGGTAGTTTTTTTTTCTGATTTTGTTCTTTGACTTTTAGAAATCGTCATGCTAAACTCTTTGGTGCTATGTTAAATTTTTTGGTGCCATCCTAAACTCTTTGGTGCCACTATATTTTTTTTAAGAGTGAGATTTATTCCGCTCTTTATTTCAAAGGGGTCTTCATGATCTCGAAAGGGCTTTTTAGCCAACCACCTTCGTTTTAGTCCGGCCTAACCAGCCGGATTTTTTTATACATCCTAGCAATATTAGCCCTTTATTTATAGGAGTTTTTTTGTAATCCTCTGCTTTACAACAGGTAGAGAAAACGAACAAAACAAGTGTTTGTCTAGGATGTACCGCCGCTTTACATCTAAAATAATAATAAAAAAAAAACTGCTCGAATATTGGACACATAAGAACTGTCTGTTCCGAATATTTTTTTACCCTTCAAAATTCTACAGGGAGTTTTTTCACATGTAAAGCGGGTTTACACATGTAAAGCAGAGTTTAATCTAAGACAAAAAAACCCCGAGAATCGGGGTTCGAAATATGAATAGGTTACATTCATGAGGGAAAATTTAAACGATGCCGCCCTCTTTTTTAACAGGCATTTCGCCTTTGTGTGCGACATCTCTCTTTTTATTTTCGCTAGCGATTGTTTCCATGTTAACCATTCTACCATCTTGTAGATTTGGTGACTTGGCAGCACTTTCAGCCGAAGCATTAATGCCGTGATCGCCAACAGCCGGTTTCATTTTTTCTGCCATTTTAGACCTCTTAATTAAGGGTTATCCGGAAATTACCCCAATATAGAATCAAAATCTTTTTTTGGCAAGCAAGATGAAAAAATACTGCCATCCTCCAGGATAAGATACTTATGTAAAGCATACCTTACTAGTTCCGATACAGAACATTTTTCAGCAAATGCTTTCTCTTTTAACGCTTGTTTCATCCTCGATGGTATCTTAAAAATCAAAACTTCTTTTGTCATATTAACCTCCTGTATATACGAAAAAACATACACGAATATGCCTTTTTGTTAATAGCTTAAAGAAAAAACTTGACATTTTATATAATATTTTATATAATGAAGATGGAAGGGGAGAGAGGTTAGTATGGTGATCGTGGTCTTTTTCCCGCTAGACCGGTCAGTCAGAAACCGAGGTTCAACCCCTCGGAGGCGGGAAAAAGATCACGAAAAAAGGAGGAAGTCATGAGAACACAAACATTAAGATTATACATTGTTCAGTGTGGTGAGGTCTTAGATACCTGTTCATCTCCTTGGTATCTACCAATTAAAAGTGAATTTGAAAGAGAATACCGATGGTATAAAAGTCAAGAACCGTTCGAAACTGAGCTTATCGAAGCCGTCACCATTGATGACGCTCTTGAAAAATACAAAGAGCTAAGAGAGGAATCGTTAAACTGGAGGGTATCATGAAAGATTATCATTTTATTAATTTATATCCAAGACAACCGGTTAATGAAAATAGGCTGGATAAAACAAGCAAAGATTTTTGTACACAAGGAAGAAGAGATAACACCATTGTTATTTCAAATGGTCGTAAAATAAAATATATCAACAAGCTTAATAAAAAAGGTGAGGCAAAAAACTCCCTGCTCTTGAAATTAGAATTGATATGTCAGTCCATCTTTCTCGGATATCACCACTTTGGATTTAAAATCGTTACAAAGGTTTTGCTAGCAAAAGAAGATGGATTGTCAAAGACACAAAAAGATTCGCTTCTAAGAAAAATTAAAACCTATAACCGCAAGCATAGAAATAACAAGATAAGAGTTATTGATCTGGTAAAATTTACCCGTCGTATTATTGATGTTGGCGAAAAGAAAACAACACCTACCGGGGAAGAAAAAGAAAAAGTTAAAGATATACTCATGAGTGCGTGTCGTACCAAAAAAGTATTTGAAGCAATGCAGTCTATGACCGGTAAAGATTTAGATTAATTACGGGAGGTTAATATGATTTTACTAATATTAGGGATAATGCTAATTGGAGTCATGCTTATAGACTTAAAACTAGCAAAAATAATTAAAATACTAAATAAGAAATAAGTAGGTTGATATGAATAATTATTTTATTTTTATAACTATTCTTGGAATGCAAGGATTTCTTTGGACTTGGATTGTATATCTTTCAAAGGAAAGTTTAAAATTAAGTAACTTCTTTTAGTGTATTGCCAAAGATATATACGTAATGATATAATGACATATAGTAATAAAACAGAAGGTAATAGGTATGGTCAAAAAAAATGAAGAAAAGATTATTAATCCCTCTAGGAATATATATCAACGTATTCAAGCGGTTATGAAAGAGGTTAGTTTTGTTAAAAAAGAAACAACCATGGTTAACAAGCAATACAGATTTGTTAGTCACGATGCAGTAACTTCTGCTTTACATGGACCGATGGCAGAGAATGGAATGGTTATGGTTCCATCAATCGACGAATTAACTCAAGACGGAAATAGAACAACAGTAAAAATGAAAATAGAATTTGTCAACGTCGACAATCCCGAAGACCGGCTGGTTGTAATTCATTACGGATATGGTATAGACAACCAGGACAAGGGAATAGGTAAAGCAGTATCTTACGCTGTGAAATACGCCATGCTTAAAACGTTCTGTTTAGAGACGGGAGATGATGTAGAGAAGGATAGCATAAACTATAAGCCGCCATCCATCTCTAAAGAACAGGCTTTACAAATAGAAAAGCTACTGAACAATGATGATAAGCTTAAATACAATATACTTACATGGCTGAAGGTGACAAATATATTTGAAATACCGACCAGTATGTACGAAAAAGTTTGTACAATAATAAAAGAAAGAACTGAGAAGAAAGATGAGGTTTGATCTAGAGCAGGGCTCTCAAGAATGGTTGGATTGGAGACGGATGAAGATCACCGGAACTGATGCTGCCGTAATATTAGGGTTGAATCCTTGGAAGGATGTAAAGCAGCTTTACATGGAAAAGGTAGATGGTGTGCTCCCCTATGTAAACCAAAGAATGCGTGATGGTAATAGGTTGGAGCCAGAGGCGAGGGCTGAGTACCAGAAAATGACCGGCAATGGAATGATGCCCGCGGTTGTCCAGCATGATGAAAACGAGTGGATGGGAGCCTCATTAGACGGTATAAACTTTTATGGTGATCTAATATTAGAAATAAAATGCGGGAAAAAATCCTTCGAACAAGCATTGATTGGAGAAATACCCAAATACTACATGGCACAAATGCAACACTGTATGTTCGTCGCCAATGTAAAGAGGACTCATTATTTTTGTTATAATGAATCCTCGATGGACAAAGGAATATTACTAGAGGTTAAACGTGATGATAATTTTATAGAGGATATGATCAAAAAAGAGAATGAATTTTATCAAATGATCATTAATAGGACACCACCCGATGGCTTCGAGGACATAATATATAAGACGATCGACCATGGGTCGGAACTTTCTTGTTGGTTGACAGAGTACGCGGCTTTACAGGCACAAAAGAAAGAGATAGAGCAACAAGAAATAAATGTAAAAGAAAAAATTATAGAGCTATGTGGAGGCAAGCCTCATGTTGGTCTAGGATTTAAAGTAAAACAAAACAAAAGAAAGGGCTCGATTAAATATAGCTCTATTCCTTCATTGAAAGATGTTGATCTGGAACAATACAGGGGTAAAGAGACTTCTTATTGGACGATCAAAGCCATGAGCGAGTAGAGGAATAAAAAAAGCCGTAATAGCAAGACAAGCTAAACGGCTTAAAATAATGTTACGTTATAAATGTTATTCTACCATAAAGGGGAAATTATGGACAATAAAATCGAAGTGAAAAGATTGAGAAAAATTAAGCGCGGGTCTTTTTATGGCTACATAGATATAGAACTACCCTCTGGATTCATGATCAAAGACATGTCTGTATTTTACAAAAATGGCGAAGCGTGGTTTAATTTTCCTTCAAAAGGGTATGTTGATGAAAAAACACATGAAAGAAAGTATGCTCCTTTGATAGCAATACCTGATAAATCAAGGTTTGAAAAATTTCAAAAGATGTTGCGAAATGCTTTCGATGAATTCTGTGCGAAGCTTGCAAAAAACGAGCCTCAACCAAAATTACCATTTTAAGGAAATGTTATGGGGTTTAAAAAAATACCTAAAGAATTAATGGGACCAATGCTTTCGGGTCTAGGAAAGACAACGGATTATAGAAAGAATGATATCGAATGCTACCAATGTAAAGAGCACTGTTGGGATACAGAACCAATGGTTTATCATGGGGATGGAATAGATAAATTCAAGAGAATCCAGTGTATTAAATGCAAGGTGAAGGGCCGGCACTATGTCCAAGAAAAAAAGACAGAGTGGATTTAATAATAAAAACGGGGGTGAGGCTAAGCCCCCCCCCGTAAATTCTTCTAACAAGAACAACAAACACAAATCTAATGTAGAAACATTAGAGATTTTTTGCAACACCCATCTAGATAGAGATCCCTATCTTTTAGCTATAGAATATCTAAAATATTACCGTTAATAATAATAGGAGTTTAATAATGATTTTTACGTCCTTCCTAGCATACGTTT